CCCGGGCCAGATCCTTGCGTCCTTCCGTGCGGATCTGGACGGCCAACCTCTTGAGGGCGGCCGTCCCGTCGATCCGTACTTCCAGGCTCATGGTTACGGGAAGACCCCGACCGTGGGAACGCCGTCGATCTGGAAGCTGGCCGCGATCGGCACCCGGTCGGACACGGTGGCGTCCACGGTCAGCTCCGTCATCCAGACCTCGGCGGTCATCTTGACGAGGCCCGCAGTGGAGCCGGCCGGCCCGTACTGAATGGTGGACGTGTTGGCAGCCGTGCGCAGGCTGTTGAGCACGGTGAACGATCCCGTGGTTGCCGTGGCGTCGAAGTGGCCGGCGATCGAGCACTGGACGTTGGCCAGCGCGGGGATGCTCTTGACGCCCTGGTCGCCGAACGCCGTCACTTCGGAGAGCTGGCGGGCGCCGGGCAGGCCCGACACGCTGTTGAGGTAGATCTTGATGTCCCGGAGCGTGCCCGCGCTGTCGTCCAGCGAGAGCACGGCGTCTTTCCCGTGGGCGAAACTCATGGCGGGCCGAGCCTTCCTATCGAGGTGCCACCGCGACCAGGAAGGTCACGGAGCCTGTGCCGGTCACGTCGGTGACCACGCGGAGGTAGCGGTTGACGGTCGTGCCGTTGGCGACCTTGGCGAATTGCCAGCCCACCGCGGTTACCGAGGTGAAGGCCACCAGATCCGCCCACACGCTGTTGTCCACCGAGTGCTGGATCTTCAGGGCGGCCGAGGTGAGCCCGGAGTACGCGGTCACGTGCAGGGAGGCCGCGGCGCCGCCAGTGCTCGGGGTGCTGACCGCGCCGCGGTCCACCGCGGTCCCGTTTCCGTCCGCGGTCTCGGCCGTCAGCGGGTGCAATACCCAGCCCATCTCCACGGACTCGTCCGCCTGGGTGCCGAGCGTGTAGCCCACGGCGTCCGCCACGGCCGCGTCAATGGCCCAGTCCGTGGTGTCACCGTTCATGAACAGGGCCGGCTTGCCCACGGCGTCGCCGTCCAGCAGCGCGGTCAACATGATCAGATTGTCCACGCCGATGCTGGCCGCAATCTCGCCGTGCAGACTCTGCCCCACGTTGTCCTGTGGACCGCGTAGGGCCATGGTGCCGGTCTTGAGGCCGGGCACGAAGTTGGATCCGGCCGTGGCGATCGCCTGCCCCATCACGGTCACGTCGGACACACCACGCGAGTGCGTGGCCGTCACGCCGGCGACCGTGCTGGACACGACCTTGGAATTGGCCAGCACACGGACCCCGTAGCCGGGAAGGAACGTCACGACACACCTTCGATCACGATTTCGGCGCCCTGATAGTCCACGCCACCGTAGTTGATCAGGCCGACTCGCCGGACCGTGGTCATGTGCAGGTAGGACACGAGCCCGCCCAGCGTCTGGTTGGCCTTGAGTGCGGTCTTGAGCCGGACACTGCCGGCGGCCGGCTTGCGGGACAGGAAGGCGTGGAGCGCGCGCTGGGCGCCCTGGGTCTCCTGGGTCTTGATCAGCACGGTGGCGATGATCTGGATGCCGTCCGCACCGTCGCCCATGTCCAGGTCCCAGTCCAGATCATCCAGCTCGAGCACGATGGCCGGCACTCGCAACGTGCCCGGCACGGTGGCGTAGGCCGAGAACTTCTCGGCCACCCCGTTGTACTCGTCCCCGGTCTCCTGGCCGTTGAACGTGGCGGCCAGGGCGTCCATGACTTCGTTCAGGTCGTAGTTGGCAACGCTCATGACTGCCCCATCCGGGAGTAGAGCACGAGCCGGCGCGGCCAGGCCGCGGTCTCCCGCGTCTGGTAGTACCAATTACCGCGACCGGTTCGGACAGCTTCCACGCGCTGGCGAACGCCCGTCTCCAAGGCGTGTTGCTGTGCCCAGAAGACCAGGGCTTCCACCTGTTCGGTCAGGGTGCCGCTCATGAGCCCGCCACCTTGACCGGATCCTTGACGTACGGCTTGAGCTTTTCCTCTGCCATCGGGTTGCTCTTGATCCGTACGGCGTAGTCCCCGAAGCCAGCTACTCCGAACGGGGCGTCCATGGACTTGTTGTCCATGGCGGCCAACAGTAGGCAGGCCGTGGTGACCGGCTTGGGGACGTTCTCCCAGCCCCACTTGGCCGTGACCTGGACACGGGCCGCGGAATAGAACGCGGACATGGACCAGCCGTAGGCCAGGCGCCAGTACGGCCAACCCGGCTGGCCCTCCCAGACCCCGTTGGCCGGAAACAGGTCAAGTCCGCCGATTGTCCAGGCCGTGCCTGCGGTCTGTCCTAGATAAGGGACAACCGCCAAGTCCGTGTCCGTCCAGAAATCATGGACATCCACGCCTGTCCGTCCGGGAACGTAGGAGCGCGCGGACGCCACCTCGGTCCGACCAAACTGGCGTCCGCAATGCAAGTTGATGTCCGCGGACGCGCTGTCCAACTTGTCCTGGAGGTCATCGTCCTGGGACACGTCGCTGTCCGGGATGCCCAGCCGATACTTGAGCTGGGCCACCGAGGCGTACGCGTCACCGATCGGAACGCTGGTCATCGGATCCCCTCCGGCGCGATCAGGCCGGCGGCCTCGTAGTGGCGGGCCCGACGTTGGACCACCGCGGCGATCTCGTGCCCCTTGGCCTGGATCAGCGTCTCCTGTTGCATGGCGTAGGCGGTCTCGTCCAGGTAGATCCCGCCCTTGTAGTGGGTGGTCTGGATGGACGTGTCCACGCCGATGTCCATGCCGGCGGCATGGACCCGCATACAGAACGAAAGGTCTTCGGAGTAGGTCCGTGGGGTGCCGTTGCCCCCGCCGTCCGGATCGGTGATCGGAGCGAACGGGTCCGGGCCCACAGCAACGGCTACGTCCCGGTGGATCAGGATGCACGCGGCGCCGGTCGCGGCCACCTGCTGGAAGGCGCCCCGCCGGTACTTGGCGATCGGCGCGAAACCGCGCTCCCCGGTGCCGGGCACGACCGTGTAGTGGTAGAGCGTGGGCTGGATGCGTAGACGCTGGCCGTAGAACGGGGCCGGCGCCATGTCCTTGTCCTGCTTCTGGGCGAAACACAGCGCCCCGAGCACCTGGACATTGTTGGCCACCGCGCTGGACACGAGCCTGTCCACGGTGTCCGCGGCAAAGCCCATGTCCGTGTCCACCATGAAGCACCATTCAGCGTCCGTATCCAGGAAGCTGGCCAGGTTCTGAGACCTGGCCTGGGCCACGCCCATCGTGCCGGCCACCCGCCGGAAATACTGTCCGCCCGGGCGGATGATGCGGTTGTCCGTGACTTGATCGTGGAGCAGCATGTCCGCCCAGGACAGGCCGAAGCAGGCCGCCCATTCGTTGCCGTCCACGATCGCGGGAATGACGGAGCCGGGCTCGTACTCGAACCCGATCGCGTTCACGCGTTCCCCTTGCTCGCTCATGCCGTCGTCCTCGCTGGCCGGGTGGGGCTGGGTGTAACCGGGACGCCCGCAACCCAGCCAGGTACGGGCGTCCCGGGGTTCACTACTTGGCCGTGCTCTTGCGTGCGGCCGGCTTGGGCGCCGCGGCCGCCGCGTTCTCGGCCGCCTTGGCGTCGCCGGACCGCTGCTCCGCCGGGTCGTCCTGGTCCTTGGTGGTCAGGGCGTCCGCCTCGGCCTGGGAATTGACCTTGCCCAGGTTCTTGGCCGGCGTGTCCTTGGCGTCGTAGGTCTGGACCTCGGACTCCTCCGTGGCCACGCCACCCGGCGCCGGGCGGTTGTCCCCGGCCTCGCCCTTGGGGTCGTCCAGGTTGGCGTGGGTGCCGTCCAGGTTCTGCGGGCCGTTGGCCTCGGTGATGCGGACCTCGCGGCCGTCCCCGGCGGTCACGACCTTGCCGACGTGCCGATCGGCCGGCACCTTGTCGTCGTAGTCCGGGTCGCCGCTCTTGCTCTTGTCGTGGACCATCTCTGGCTCCTTGCTCGGATCGGGTCTGGGTGGCCGGCGCGCGGTTGCCCGAGTCCAACGGGGCTACCTAACCTCCCCGCGCGCCGGGGTCCTACTAGGCGGTGGTCTTGTCCTGGAGCAGACGGAACGCCAGGTCGTTCACCGAGTCCGAACCGTTGCGGAAGTGCATGTACCACGCCCGGCGCCCGTCCGGGAGGTTGTTGCTCGTGTTGAACAGGTGCGGGATGAACTCCACCGAGGTGGAACCCGGCTTGTCCACGATCACGAAGTTGGAGAACAGCCCGAACACCAACAGGTTGTCGATCGTGGTCGTCTGGAACACGTTCGGCGCGGTAAACGAGCGGTTGACCGGGAAGCCCAGGAGCTGGTCCGTGGGCTTCTGGGTCATGTCCGTGGAGTAGTTCGCGCCCAGCGCGGTACCCAGAGCGGCAATCCGCTCGAGCATGGCCGGGTGCATGAGCCACTGGGCGCCGTCCGTCCAGCGGTCGCCGAGGGCGTTGGCCACGCTGGCAAGGTCCGCCCGGGTGAAGGTGGAGCCCGTGGTCAGCGAGATCTCGACGTTGGTGTTCGCGTCCAGCGCGGTGAAGATGCCACATGGCGCCGTGGTGCCGTTACCGGTCATGTGCGCCAGGGCCTCGAGACGGATCCGCGAGTCCTGGAGCAGCATCTGGACGTCCTGGGTCAGGCTCGAGATGTCCTCGAACGACTCGATGGACGCCTGGATCAGGCTCTTGGCCGAGAACACCGGGATCTGGATCGGAGCGATCGGCGGGGTGTCGTCCGAGACCTCGGTCAGTTCCGCATCCCACGAGGCCGTGGAGCCGGCCGTGCTG